CACCTGTAACCCCTAAAGTGCCACCCACTGTAGCGTTACCTGAAGATAGAGTTAGGTTACCTGCTGCAGAACTTACATTGCCTACAACAGAAAGAGTGCCATCAAGTGTTGTGTTGCCAGTTACATCAAGTGTGCCAGCAAGATCTACATTAGCACCTGTAAAAGTTGCTGCTGTTGTAGACCCTGACTTTAGAATTAAATTAGCACTGTTGTTTGTAAAGGCAGCAAACTGTGTACCTGCATCCTTCATTAAGATGTCTGCACCATCAACATCAAGAATAATATCCCCTGCAACATCTAAGGTAAGATCTCCAGAGGATACATCAATCTCGTTATCTGATAGGGTCATATAAGCATTAACACCTACAACAGCACCATCTTGATAAACTACTCCATCAAAGTATCCGTCTTTATACTGCAAAGAACTTGTACCTAGATCAAGAGTATTTGTTGTCTTAGGTTTAACTTGTGTAGCAGACACGACAAGATCTTGGCTAGGTCCAACCTTAGTAATAGGAGCACCCTCACCAGATGTACCATCGTGCTTGTGTCCTGTCGATGCGTTAAATGCGCTTTCTAAAGCATTGTACTCTGCATCAAAGTCATCGGCATCAATAACGTTACCGTTAGCAATGTTGTTTGCAGTATCTTGTCTTGTATATCCTGCCATGTCTTTTCCTTACTGTCTGTCGTTCTGTCTAAAATCCAACAGGGCTGTATCAAGTGTAAATGTTGGGTTTGTTGAATTGTCTGTTAATCTAAGAGCTATAGTTTTTCCTGATCCTACAATCTGTTCTGAGTAAACACTGTCTAGTTCCCCACCAAATGTAGCTGTATTAAATACAGAAGTAGATGCACCAAATAAGAATATAGAAGTACCTGTACTTGAAATAGTTTGTGTAGCCGGTTGTATAGTTGAGGTATCACTAGATGTTTTATTATCGTACCTTACGTTTAAATCTAAATTCATAGTACCTGTAGGTTCAGCATATAAAGTTAGTTTATAAAAAGTCTTACGAGTTTGTGGATCTGTAAGAGGCATATAAGGAGATTCATATATAGCCTCTATATTTTCACCGTCAAAGTCTGAGCCTGACTCTAGTTGATATATGTAACCATCATCATGTCCAAACGCTACCATCTCTGTTGTACCTGAGTATCTGCTATCAGCTACGTTAGCTTTAATACCTTTAGTGGTAGCCCACTGTAGTCCTTCTGCACCTTGAGCTACAAACTTCGTAGCAATCAAACCCTTAGCTGCATCATCTTGTTCTGAAGAAATATAAGCAAAAATACGATACTGGTTTTTCTCTCTTAATACTAAAGAGGTAAAACTAGAGGTACTAGCCAAGAAAGTATTAGCATCTTTAAAAATACGATCTGATGCAATATCAAGAGCAAAGTCACCAATACGATCAGTAGCACTTAGAAGTCTAATACCATCAGGTGCTAGGTAAATAACGTCACCACCAATCTCTTGAATAGTATCTCCATTAATACAACCAATACGATCTGTAATTGGTGAGATTATAAAGTCTGCTGAACTATTTCCTGTGAGTCTTTTTATACTGTCTTGTGTAAATATAATAAGTTGATCACGAAAGATTGACAGACCTGTAATATCATTTGCTACATTTATAGATCCAGCACCGTTAGCTACACTAAAATCATCTACTGTAAAAGGTGCAGTAAAAAATAAATCACTACCCTTAGAATAAAAAGCTGTATTCTTAAAGACTGCTACATGTTCTGCACCCTGTACGTCAGTGCTGTTAGCAGAAGTCATAAAGGTAGTAGTATTACCTGACGTATTATATATTGCAGGGTAGTTAGTACCGTCTACAAAAATAACTTTATCATCACCATCTAAGTTATAAAGTACGTGTCTGGCTTTACCACCGTTAGTACCAGCACTAGTAGCCATGCTAGTCCACGTAGTTCCTGTTCCATAATAATACTGAGTAAAATTAGAAGCGTTCTTACGTGCTGTAACAATACGACCAGAGCTAATTACTTTTAGAGCTAGTATAGGGCCAGAACCAGGGACAGTTGTAGTACTGTACTTTTCAAAACCTCTGATCTTAGTGTAGCCACCTTCTTTGTTAGGCTCCATGTTTTGAAGAATAGTGGCAGACCCTACAGCATTTGTACCTTGCTGTAAAGCAGAAAGATTAGAAATCAATCCACCTCTAAACTCAATAGGAAATGTTTGCCACTGTGTAGCCATTAGTAGTGTACTCTTGTATCTCTAATATATTCTGTTCTGTTTATATTAAGGCTTCTCATGTATTTAATACCTGCAACAAATTTTTGCTCAGAGAGTTGTGCAGCCTGAGTGTCACCTCTAAATATATAAACATAATACATAGCTCCATCAACAATAATATGTTTGTATTCTTGAGGGATTGTTGGTACATCTGTAGATAATAACATATCTACACCAACTGTAAAATATTCATAGATAACTTCGTAAGCTTTATCTGGTACAGGAGTAAATATAATCTCTCTGCTTGGTGCTCTTGTAACGTGTGTAGGAATTGTTCTTATACCAGTACTAGAGTTATACTCATAATCTGCATGTTTGTCAAGGTATTCTTCATAAGAAAGTATTTTTAACCTTTTTGTTTCTACGTTTAGATCATCATCACGTTTAATACGAAAGGTATTAAAATTAACTGTCTTAGCATCGTAAGGCATACTATAACGTACTTCACCTGGAGTTAGAACTTCTGTCTCTTCTACATGGTTCCAAGGCCATTCAAACTCTTCTTGGTGTATATGTCTAATAGAAGCATTAACAGCATCTTTACTTAAATTATAATAACCACTGGCACTTGCAAAGTTAGCAGAGGTAAGCTCAACTTCATTGAGTCGTCTGTTTACTTCATTAACAAGACCAAGAAAATCGTAAGCCATTTATTTCTCCCGAATACGTAAGAATACAGAACGTTCATACTGAAGTGCACCTGCTGTAGTAATACGACAAGTAATTTTATAACGAATGTTATTTGTACCAAGAGATAAACGGATAGTAGCTACCGTAGAAGTATTAGTACCTTGAACAAACTGCAAGCCATTTACTACATCTGTAGCTGATACTTGAGTCTTAACATCATCTGCATCATCAATATACCAAGTAACTGCAGAAATAGTATCTGTATCAAGAAATCGTGACCAGTCAATGCTATAGTCTAAGATTTCATCCTTATCTTTATCAGGCCATTTGTATGACATAGTTATTCCTTTAAGCTGCTATTCGTACAGTCTGTGTATTATTATACTGAGGTACAACAGTAATAGTTCTATTTTGTTCAGCTATGACTACTGTAGATCTATTGGAGTTAGCCACAACTGTAAATGCTCTGTTCCTATCATATAGCTCTGCATAAGGACTGTAATCAAATGTAACACCTGTGGCAGATACAGTTCCAATAGATATTACCAAGCCGTTTACGGATACAGGTACAGTAATATTGGGCTGTACTGCACTTACCAATACCGTAGCAGATACACTTTGTAATACTTCTGTAGGTTTTTCTTCAACAATATTGACTATACCTACAGCTTCTACACCAGTAAGACCAGCAGAAGTGTTTGCTTTAACTGTATTATTAGAACCTGTAGCCGTTACACTACTTAGTACTTCTGCAATATTTACTTGTACAGTATTAATATAACCTTGTGCAGATACGCTAAGTAGAGCTTCTGTTGGTTTTTCCTCTACAGTATTAACAAATCCTGTAGCACTTACACCAGAAATAGTAAATGCATTACTTAGCGCCAGAGATCCTATATTACCTGTAGCTGTAACACCAAGAACACCTGCTGCTGTATTAGGTTGGACTGCAGAAACAGAACCTGCAGAGCTTACTGAACCCAAACGTTCAGATATATCTATCTCAAAGCCACCTGCAGCTACAGGCTCTATTGTGCCGATAAGAGCTACAGAAGAAATACCTGCAGTAGTATGTAGAATTAGGGTACTAACAGCCCCAGTAGCAGATACACTACCAAGAACCTCTGTTGGTCTATCCTCTACTATGTTTATGTGACCAGTAGCAAATACACCAGAAACAGGTTGTTTAATATTTAAAGTTAAAGTCCCAACACTACCTGTAGCAAATACAGAGCTTAGTGTAACTAATACGTCCTCACTTATAGGAGTAGACGATAAAGGTACTGCTGATAAGGGACTAAAACCTAGCACTTAATTATTCCTAATAAGTTAATATTGTAAGCTAATCAGCCTCTTGTATCACAAGCGTCCCAGCCTCAACTTGACGCATGATTTCACTGTAGTGGCGGTTTGCTGGGTCTAGGGGGACGATATGTTTAGTTCCATCTATAATTGCAGTAATACTGTCACTGTTACCGAATTGATCATTCTTATATTGTGCTGATGTTATCTTCATATCATAACTCCGAATCAAGCGTAATGTAGCAATCTGTCCCACCATACAAACCACACGCCCCACCGCTCGTTATAGAATTAAATGCATCTGCATCCAATCGGAAGGAAGTTGGAGAGGCAGTGCCAGCTTCTAGAGCACTACATCCTACCCAAGCCCCTGCATAGTATAACGCCCAAGCTGATACGCCTACTGATCCCCCACTACTATTTTGGACATTTCCCACTACGGAAAATGAGGGAGTAGCCCTCATTTCTTGAGGTAAATCAATGGTTGTTGCTGCTTGAGTACTATTATAAATCCACATCGGCTTTGCGTGATAATCTTTTCCTTTGGCACCCCAAATTTGATAATACCTCTGGCACCTCGCCAGTTCATCCCCGTATGACCGATGCTCGAACGGGGTGGCTGTGTCGCCAATTTCTAGTTGCACATCTCTAATTTCAAACCAATCATTATTTACATTGGTTGAGTTGTCTCTTCCAAAAGTTATACATAAGTTTGTTGTAGTTGCACCAACCGTTACAGTTTTAGTTACTGTTTGCCACGATGTTGATGCTGCAACTTTATTTGAAATTGATTGGGAAAAGGCATTAGGGTTTCTATTTGCAGTCGTTTCTTGAATAATATCATAACCAAAATCAGTTGCACCCCAAGTATTTGCATTTACTCTAACTTGAAAAGACAAAGTTACATTCTGCCCTCTCGTGTGCATACAGTTTATATCTTCAATATTTTGAGATATAAAGTTGCTAGTGGTATTGTTAGAGGAAGAGTATGTCCATCTAAGTGCATATTTTCCAGTTGTAGAATCAAACTGTTGACTTACACTACCACGATAAGCAAACCATCTATCTAAGGTATATGCTGTTGTAGTTGTCGAACCTAATCCTGTTGTTCCTCTTTGGGCTACTTGAAATCCACCATTAATCACCATATTTCTGTTTGACAAGGCACCATCGTCATAGACGTTACCCAAGTCTGCTAACTGTCGTGCCTTACTCATTTGTTACCTCACGGTTTTGTAGGCCAAACGACATCATCCAAAGACGTGGCGCTTGTCGTTATATCACGCAATGCTTGTCTGTAGGCAGTTTGCTCAGACGTCATTGTGCGATCTGCCACGGCCCACCAATCAGTCTCAGCCAGTTTGCGATCACGTTCTACACGTAATAGGCGCATGGGTTCAGCGGCGACCAGTTCATCTTTCTTAGCTGATACAGTTGCCCAAGCAACATCATGGTCTGCGCTTTCGATTGCTGTGCCATTGGCATCACTGCCAGTGACCTTGCGGAACATCTCGTTGAACTCCGCTTCTGTTGTTGGTTCGCCACGGAGTACCCACTCTGTGATGCCCAATTCGCTAAGTGCGTTTGCTATTGTTGTCATTGTGTTATCCTATAAAGTAGCCGCCCCAAAAGTTATATCCATCGTCTCCGTTACTGTACCAAGCATTCGTTCCAGAACAGAAAATTGCCAAAGTGTCACCGACATTCACATTTTCGACATATGTCATAAAGTTGATAGTGGTGTTGCCAATAGAAGCCCCCTCTGTGTAGGTGTAACCATTAAGTATTGCAGTTGAAGAACCGTTTACATGAAGACGTATTTCGCTTGTGACATTATTGTAGTTTAAGGATTGTCCAAAAACCGCATACGTCCCAGCAACAGGGCAGGTGAAATTTAAATTTGCTG